TATCAGATCGCATTTCCAGAAGAATCAGTCAGGGATCATATCGCAGAGCGGATGCAGGAGGAAATCATTGAAAAAGTGATAACAGGAGGAAAAACATGAGCAATGCATTGAGAAAAAAGACAAGAAAGCTTGAACAGAAAAATTATGAGGATAAATTCACAATGCAGCGCATAGCCAGACATATAAGCGAATCTGACAATTGTTTTTGGCAGACATTCAAATCAATGCAGATGTCATGCTTTTATGTTCTGTACTATGACATAGATTTCTCAAAACAGAAGCTAAAGAATTACAACGAAATTCTTCGGAAGAATAACGAGAAAATAAAAAATGTATCCACCATTAGAGCAGAGGAAGAAAGATTTATAAAAAACATTGGGTTTGATTGTGAGAAAGAAGCAAGGAATTTTCCGTACAGAGCCAAGATTCGTATGTATGGCAAGAATCCTAAGCAGAACCAGATTAAATCCGTAATTTCGAACATGAATGACGGCATTGAGTGTTATTTGGTGATTGCAGTTTATACACTGCATTACAATTACAAATTCAGTGGCGAATTGATTCGTGAATGGTGGAACAGGATGCTGGATTTTTCCAAGAACTATGTAGAGGGAATGAACGACGACCATGTTGTGAAATATTTCAAGCAGGAATGTGATTTAGATATAGCGGAGTGATGCCAAAGACAAGCATAAAATACTGCCGGAAATGTAAATATGCATACAAGCACAACCAGACAGAAATCATGTGCGGATATTATTTACAGACCAGATTAAGGCGTGAGTGCCCGGTTGGGATGTGCGATAAGTTTGAGAAGAAAGGCAGAAAGAGAAAGGTGAAGTTAAAATGACAGATGAAACCAAGAATGAGATAAAGGCGGTACTGATGCTGTTAAAAAATACACTGGTAAGCAATGGTGTAAGCATAGCACTTGAAAAAAAAGACGATGGATGCATTATGTTTTTTGATACCGCAGAGTATTGTCGCACCGGTAAATATAAAGGGGTATCTGTTAAAATAACGGATTTAGTGAGATAGGAGAAAAATAATATGGAGATTGAAAAGAGAATTTATCCAGCATATGCCTTTACTGAAAATGAGAGAGAAAAGTCAATCATGAACAGCACAATTTATAAAGAATTAAAGGAAAAATACAGAATTTCAAGATATAAAGTTGATAATCTTGATGATTATGACATTGTCTTAGACTGTAAACCTGATATATATCGTTCGACATATAAGGTTATTAAAAATAACACGCAATTATCCGACTTAGAACTGGCATTAATTTGTGATGATGGAAGCCTTTGCTTTGGGTACAGCAGACATGGAAATGAGTTTTACATAAATGAGGATTAGATTTAGTGAGGTAGAAATATGATGGAGTGTATGAAAAGCATGGCGAAGAAGCAAAAGGGTGAACATATTAAGGTTTCAGACTTAGAAATTATCGTAACAATGATAGATAAAGATCCGTATTATGAAATCAAGTACAAGAAAATTGGAGAGAATCATTATAATGTCGGCTACAGCTCATACAAGCTTGAAAATGTTTTAGCTTGGAAAGATGAATGCTTTGAAATTATGACATCACCACAGACCAATGCAGACCGGATCAGAAGCATGACGGATGAGGATTTGGCAGAAGTATTATTTGGAAGTTGCATAGAACACATGGGCGTAGAGGAATGTTCTCATCCTGAAGAGGCTTGCAAATCATGTGTTTTGGATTGGCTTAAGGCAGAAAGTGAGGAATAGCATGAGACTTGGAGAAGAATGTCCATACATAACACCATGCGGTTGGTGTAGTAGGCTTTGTAAGCCATGTGAGGAAAAGGAAAAGCAGAAAGCGAGGAAGCAACATGGAAAGATTAACAGAAAGGAATCCATCATGGATTGATGATGAACTGTGGGAAAGGGCATGTGAACCGGATTGCGAGGAAATAGATGCCGTATATCGGAAACTCAAAGACTATGAGGATGCCGAGGAGCAGGGATTACTTCTGCGGTTACTGTGCAAGATAGAAGATATGGTTTATTGCATTGAAGATAAACAAGTGTGGTGTTGCACGATAGAAAAGATATCAATTTCTAAAAACAACGGAACGTGGATAGAAATAAGTTTTCCAGAAGAGATGCCTAACCTTGCATCAATGGAATTTTATCCGGATGAAATAGGTAAAACAGTATTTCTTACCAGAGAGGAAGCCAAAGCCAAGTTGAAAGAAATGGAGGAAAAGGATGGAAGATAGATATTTATTCCGCGCAAAGCGGAAAGACAATGGTGAATGGACGGAAGGCTTTCTTTTGAAACGGTGGGACGGATTATGGATTTTCACTATTGATGAAAAATTTGCTGATCTTATAATCCCATCTACTATCTGTCAGTGCACCGGACGTAAGGACAAGAACGGAAAGTTGATTTGGGAGAATGATATTCTTTCAGGTCATATCGACGTTGAGTTTCCGGAAGATGAGACGAGAAAGTGTGTCGTGTGGCATGAAAACGGATGGTGTACGAATGAGCCGGGCTGTGATTACTACGAGGAACTGGATGATTTTGATTCAGAGAATTTTGAAGTGATCGGCAACATAATTGACAACCCGGAGCTTTTGGAGGTGTGAAATGACAGAGAATGAAGCAATTGAAGTTTTAAAAGATTTTGGCAAGCAGGTGTCAGTGAAAGCAGATGGAGCGTATCAAAGCACTATTGGAGAAAAGGCTTGTGATATTGCAATCAAGGCACTGAAAGAAATCCAGAAATACCGGAAAATCGAAAAAGATTTGAAGGAAAATTATCATGCAAATGTAGACATCCCCTTGTTAATGAAGCATTTTATTGAAACAGTGTTCAAAGGGGAAAAGCATGAGGGCTTTTGCATTCTGACAAATGAGGATAAAGAAGCATGGGAAGAGTACAAGGCAATCGGTACACCGGAAGAATGCCGTGCGGCTATGGAGAAACAGACAGCAAAGAAACCAATGCATGTAACGAATAGTTATTTTGGATATCAGAAACATAAAGAACATGTTGGTTATTGTCCAGATTGTGGGCATCAAGTAGAAGAACCTTATGGATGTCCAAATTGTTTAAGAAAAATTGATTGGAGTGATGAAGAATGAATGAAAGCCTTAAGCCATGCCCGTTCTGCGGTGGAAAAGCAATGTTCTTAACCATTACAAATAAGTCATCACATTCGGCTGTTGGTGTAATGTTCAAAATCAAATGTATGAAATGCGGAACAGAACTTCCAAAAAGCTATGAATGTGAGATGTACATGGATCAGGACGGAGGCATCAGAACAGGGAAAGACGAGCGAACGAAAGCAACTACAGATTGGAACAGGAGGGCGAACGATGGGAAGACTGATTGATGCGGAGACATTAAAGCAAGAATTATATCAACAATGGTTTATGGATATTCTTCTTACACAGACAAGTAGTGAGGATATGTTTTATGCATTGGCACAGAAGATTGACCAGCAGCCGACTGCATATGACACGGACAAGGTTGTGGAGCAGTTGGAAAATGAGAGAAAGTTTTGGGAGAATGCATACAACAGGAATTTGGGAAAAGAGAAAGCAAGAAGTTATGAGCATGCAATCGAGATTGTGAAAGGCGGTGGAATAAATGGCGATTAAACCGATTTTATTCAACACAGAAATGGTTCGGGCAATTCTGGACGGACGGAAGACTTGCACTCGTCGGCTGGTAAGATTTTTACCGGGAGAAAATCCACAGTGGACTGGATATATTAGAGATGGACTGATGCTCTACAATGGCAGGAATGAGTCTTGTATCATAAAAGTACCATATCAGCCGGGTGAAACCCTGTATGTTCGAGAAACATGGTGCGGACTTCCAGTCAATGAAGCAGGTCATATGCGTGGTCATACCATCTATTATTACAAAGCTGATGGAGAACTTCGACCTAAAGGTTGGAGAGGCACTTGGCATCCGTCAATCCACATGCCGAAAGAAGCGGCACGTATCTGGCTTAAGGTTACGGATGTGAGGGTGGAGCGGTTGCAGGAAATCACATCGGAGCAGATTTGCAGAGAGGGTGTAGAGGTGGAATATCCTCATGTGTTGAATGGAGAAGAAAAAAGATATGCTTTTTCAAGACTCTGGGATTCTACCATCAAGAAGTCCGATCTTGACCGCTACGGTTGGAATGCCTCACCTTGGGTGTGGGTGATTGAATTTGAACGATGCGAGAAGCCGGAAGGAGTGTGAGAATATGAGTAAATTTGATTATGACTGTTTTTGCGGAGACGACGATTCACTTGGTTTCAATGCGAGTAAATACAACAAGGAAGAAGCTTTAAAAATTGGCGCGGAAGAATATGGGTGTAACGTAAACGAATTAACGGTAGAAGAAGCCTATATTTATTATGGTTTTGGAACTGATGAAGATGGAGAAACACGTACAACGTATTGGCTTTGCGATGTACCTAAAGGAAATAGCTTTGAAGCATGGAGAGTGTATAAAAAATAGGAGGTGGGGGTGATGTCTAAAGCAGTATTAGTTATGGATATGCCAGAATCATGTTTTGGTTGCAACTTTTTGTATTGTAACGCGGATGCAGGTATTGACAGTTGCCAGGCTATGAAAGTATCAAGAATTGTTGATTCTGAAACATACGAAAAACCAGATTGGTGTCCACTTCGGGAACTGCCGGAGAAAGCAAATCATCCTGCTTATTGTGATAATGGAAGATTTGATAAAGGCTGGAATGCCTGCTTAGATGAAATTTTGAAGTAAATCGAAAGGAGTGAGAGGTTTGCTGGCCAGCGTGAAAGAGCTCTTTACTCCGAGAAAAAAATGGAATCAGTAAAAGAAAGAATGGAGCGGATCGGAGCATATGAGAAGATTGCATCATTTATGCAGAAAGAAAAGCAGCCATATGAATATAAAAGAAAATATGCACAGATCAGAGCAGAAGAGTTCGCAAGTGAATGTGATGGAAGATTGCTCAACTACCATGTTTCGGTCGGTGGACTTGACAGTATAATCTTATACCTGTTTTTACATGAGGTATGCGGAATTGATGCACCCGGAGTCAGTGCATCTACACTGGAAGACAAGAGTATACAGAGAGTACATAAAGCTCTTGGAATTATCAATGTGCCACCGCTGAAAAGGGATGATGGTACTTATTGGACGAAACCAAAGGTCATACAGGAATTTGGATTTCCGGTCATTTCAAAGGAAGTGGCTGCCAAGATAGAATTGTTACAAAATCCGTCAGAGAAAAATAAAACTGTCCGCCATGCGATTATTACTGGGGAGACTGGAGAATATGGCGGATGGCAGAAAAACTCTAAAATGCAGCTAAAACAGAGATGGTTAAAGCTGTTCGGTGGATATGAAAACGAAAATGAAGGGTGTGATTATCAGAAGCCAGATTTTCTCGTATCGTCCAAGTGTTGTTATTACCTTAAAGAGAAAAAATGTGATGACTGGGGAAAAGAGCATAACAGTGTGCCGTATCTGGGACTGATGGCATCCGAAGGTGGCAGGCGTGCCAAGAGCTTGCGGATGAACGGATGTAATTATTTTGGAGCATCCACGATCAGATCAGCACCATTCGCAATCTTTCATAGACAGGATATTTTAAAACTTGCCCTGGAAATGGATGAATTGTGGAAAGCCCGACTGAAAGAAAAATATCACGAGAAACTTCTGAGAGAAGGAAGATTACTTAAAAGTTTTGAAATGCCAGACAGCATTATCCCGGAGATCTACGGAACGATTGAGAAAAAGCCAGATGGGACGCTCTACACAACCAAGGCACAACGTACCGGATGCAGCATGTGTGGGTTTGGGATTCACATGGAAAAGAGACCACATCGGTTTGATCTGTTGTATGAGAGTAATCCGAAAGAGTGGGATTATCTGATGTTCCACATGTGCAAGGATGCTGACGGGAACGACTACGGATGGGCGAAGGTTCTGGACTACATTGGAGTTGGCTGGGATCCATCCACGATCGGTGGCAATTGTAAAGGACAAATGAGGTTAGAAGATTTTATGTAGAAAGGAGCCGGAACCTATCCGGATAAAAGGCGCGCCGGGTTCCTTTTGAAGAAAATGATACACGGAGAATTGATAGTTGACAACTTCGCCGGCGGTGGCGGTGCTTCCACCGGAATAGAACTTGCAACCGGATACAGTGTTGATATTGCCATCAACCATGATCCAGAAGCCATTAAGATGCACAAGGCGAACCACCCGAACACCAAGCATTACTGTGAAAACGTGTGGGCGGTTGATCCTGTAAAGGCTTGCAATTGGCATCCGGTTGGACTTGCCTGGTTCTCGCCAGACTGCAAACATTTTAGCAAGGCGAAAGGCGGGAAACCAAAGGATAAAAACATTCGTGGTCTTGCATGGGTAGCCTGCAGGTGGGCGGGACTTGTCCGACCGAGAGTCATCATGCTTGAAAATGTGGAAGAGTTTAAAACATGGGGACCGTTGAACAGAGGACACCATCCTATAAAAGCAAAACAGGGAAAAACATTTGAGAAATTTGTTCAGCAGCTTACAGATCTAGGATATGAGGTACAGTTCAAGGAGTTGGTAGCGGCAGATTATGGGGCGCCAACCATGCGTAAGAGATTTTTCATGATCGCAAGGTGCGATGGCAAGCCGATTGTATGGCCGGAGCCGACACACGGACCGGCAGACAGCGAAGCGGTAAAAGCCGGACTGCTAAAACCTTACGTTGGAGCATACACGCAGATTGATTTCAGCCGACCGTGTCCGAGCATTTTTGATACATCCGAGGAAATCAAAGAAAAGTATGGAATCCGGGCAGTAAGACCACTGGCACAAAAGACGATGGACAGGATTGCAAGAGGACTGAAAAAGTTTGTGCTTGAGAACCCGGAACCATTTATTATCCAGTGCAACCACGGTGGCGAACGCAGACCGAACGACATCCGAGAGCCGATGCCTACAATCACCGGAAAGCATGGTTACGGGATTGTGGAGCCATACATGGTACAGTGCAAATACAATAATGAGGCGCAGGACGTTCAGAAGCCAATAGGGACTCTTACGACAGTTGGCAGCCACTTGTTAGTTGAGCCATATATGGTACAGATCGGGCAGACCGGGTTCACAAAGGATCGGAGTAAGGATGTACGGGAACCCCTTACAACGATTGTGAGCAAAAATGAGCATTGTCTTATCAGTCCTACATTGATTCAGTACCATTCTGAAACTTCAAAAGATGGAGTAAGAGGACAGACTATAGAAGATCCGATCATGACAGTTGACAGCTCAAATAGATATGGACTGGTCACATCATTCCTGCATAAGTACTATGACGGAGGATATAAAGGTGCTGGGGAAACAGTAGAAAATCCGCTTCCGACAGTGACCGCATGGGATCATAACAGCGTTGTTACTGCGAATCTGATCCAGATGAACAATCATTGTGACGGAAAAGATATCAGACAGCCATTACCAACGATCACAGCTGGTGACGGACACTTTGGAGAGGTTAGAGCGTTTCTAATCAAATATTATGGAGATGCCACAGGGCAAGACATCGAAAAGCCACTTGATACAGTTACAACCAAGGATAGATTTGGATTGGTGACGATCGAGGGTGTAGATTATCAGATTGTAGATATCGGACTGCGGATGTTAGAGCCAAGAGAGCTGTATGGCTGCCAGGGATTCCCAGATGACTACATAATTGATCATGACTACACCGGAAAGACGTATCCGAGAAGTGAACAGGTCAGAAGATGCGGTAATGCAGTGTGTCCGCCGATTCCGGCTGCATTGGTCAGAGCAAATTTACCGGAATTGTGCGTTGCTGAACGGATGCCGAATATGCAGATTGAAGCAGATCAGACCGGTCAACTTAGATTTGCTTAACACGAAGTTGAATTAAAAAGGAGAAAAACATGGAAGAAATACCAGACAAAATCAAAGACTTGTTAGAGCGTGCAGCAGAGGAAATTGAAAACCTGTACGGAAAGGAAACAGAACTGACCGAAGAAATAAGAAAATGTTTAGTCAGTTAAATTAGAATTTAGTGGAGGTAGAAAAATGAGTTTTAGTGTAGATTTTAGTTCTATTAGGACTGTCAGAGTACATAAGCAACAATTTGATGCAATAGACAACAAGGCAAATGTTGTGATGTTGACTTGTATCGAAGATGGAAGAGTTATTCCTTTTAATAGAGCAGATAACGAAAAGGATAAAATTGAGCGTCTTGAAGGGAATAGAAAGTGAAGTATTGAAACTCGCATTTCACAAGGAGGTAAAATATTGAAGATTGGTGACAAAGAAAATGTTAATGAAATCACACTCAGACATAAGGGCAGAGATATTAAATTTGAATGTTTTATCAAACCATTTCCTTACGCAGAAAGATTGGATTTAAAAGAAAAAGATCCAGTTGAGATTGTTTTTGATGATTTGACAGAAGTAGATGCATTAATTGATATGTTAAAAAGATTCAAACAGGAGTCACAGAAATATATAGGCGTTTGGAAGAGGAGTGGAAATTAAACTGAACATATCCAAAATGGAAATAGCTAAAATTTAGAAATTGAGGAAAAGAGCATGTATCGTTACGGTGACGAAAAGATGGATTTTTCGGAAGCGGTATTAATTGCAAAGGTGCGATTATCTCCAGAAGATTTGGATAGATATTTCGCACAGGATATCGCATTGGCAATAAAAACGATTATCAACAGTCTTGATGATGAAATTCGCAAAGCAAAAGAAGGTGGCTACATAAAAGGATGTATGGACACTGAAAAAGAGAAAAACAAAATTATAGAAAAATTATTGGAGGAAAGAAATTTATGAGATTGGTAGAAGTAACACCCGAAAATGATTATTGGAATAAGCAAAAAGTGTTATATGCATATGACACAGATAGAGTAGCAACGTTATTTGACGAAAGTACCGAAAATGAAAAAATATATGGTTATCAATTCCTTAACGGAGACGTGCAGGAATTAATCGATGATGATATTCATAGTTGGGAAGATGCGGAAAGAGTATTTTTAGAAATAATCACTGATTTACTTGATGATGAAGCAAAATACTACGATGAACTTAAAAACATGTGTAAAGAATTAATCAGTTAAACTGAACTTTAACAAATTAAAACGGAGGTAGAAAAAAGATGGCTAACTTTTATAAGAGTAATGATGTAGAAATTGATTTTTCAGAGGAAGAAAAGGAAATATTAAAAAAAGCAAGTGAAATTCTGAATGATTTAGGTGCAAGACTTTGGCAAAACGATTATGACGAAGAGGGCGTTTTCTTTTCTTGTTTAGGAGGCGGAATTAAAAATGCATTAGAGGGAGATTACTGGATACCATAGAATCTGAACTTTAACTGATCAAAAGAATGATGATTGGGCGGTAAAATAGTGTATTTTTAAGTGTTCGTAATTGATTTTAACAAGAATGTGCGGTAAAATCAAGGAAAAGGAGGTATGTATCATGTTAGAATTAAAAGTACAAGTA